TATCCCTTAATTTTTTGGCACCTTTTATCCCTAAAAGAAAACCGGGTAAGACTACGATTAAAAGAAAGTTTGTCAAGCATAAGGTAACAGGTAAGATAGTAGAGGTTGATGACAATAAGTACCAAGAGGTTTTTACTGAGGAGCCATCACATTTAGCTTTTGGTGAATTGACTTGGCACATTGCAGGTCCTCTGTATGATATATCCTCTTTGAATATATTGCAGGAGGGTACTGTTACAAAGAATGCAAGAGAATTACAAGCATTGGAGAGTAAACTTCCAGGAGTGAGTTCATATGTGGTTGATTTAACCTTCCTATCAGATCCACAATATGTGAATCAAACTCCTCAAATTCCACTAAATATAAATATAGTTTTACCATCTCCATCTTAAAAGTTGGAATTTAGAATTTAAAAGAATACCTTAGTGCCATAGGTTATATTTAAAAGGTTATGGAGTTCATCTTAGAGTCAACTAAGAGCTTATCAGTTCTTGATGAGTACATGTGCTTGCCTACGTTTTTAGGAATAGTTCCTTTAAATGATAGGTATCACCCCAAATTAAACGGGGTTTCTGCTCTATATCTAGGGTTCAAGGGCTCAAAGGATAGCTTTATAATCCCTATACAGCACTCTGAGTGCAATAATTTTAGCCTAGAGGAGGTAATTCCACATTTAAAAAGATTTAAAAACCTATATACGGTTTCTAGGAAGGAAGCCCTTTACTATCTAGGTTCTCAATCTTGCATTGACATTTCATTAATTGCCCTTCTTTTAGAGGGTACTAAATTAGAATTTAGATCTCCAGTATCATCGATAGATTATTTTTATAGGGTTCATTCAGATTTTTTTCCTATAAATTCTATTATCCCAATTTTAAAATTACACGAGAAGTGGGAACACCTTTTCAATTCAGTAAAGAGGTATATGGGTACAGAGTTGCCTGAATATTTCAATTTCTACAATACAAAGACTATAAATGTTTATTATCTTCTTGAGCAGTCTGGATTAACCATAACTGACAATTTTTTAGATTACTACACCGATATAGATTACAAGTACAATTTATTGGAGGGTAAGATATACACGTGGTACAATCCGTACACGATAACCACTAGGCCATCCAATACTTTTAATAGGATAAACTTTGCTGCTTTAAATAAGGAGTCCGGGGTTAGGAATGAAATTGTACCTGAATTTGATTATCTAGTTGAGTTTGATTACGATGGAAGTCATGTTAGAATTCTGTGTGATCAAATTGGATATGAGTTAGCTTCTGGCCAAGCCCATGAGCAATTGGCCCACTTATATTTTCCCAATCAAAAAATTACACCTGAATTATATGAACAGTCAAAGAAAATAACTTTTAATGCTTTTTATGGGAGTATACCAGATAGGTACAAAAATCTTGAGATTTTTAAAAAACTACAGGAGTATTTAATTGAGTTGGAGGAAACATATAGTAAATTTGGGTATCTAAATGATTCATATACTGGAAGACCTATTCACATCGAAGGGGATAATCCTTCCATATCTAAATTGTTGAATTACACGATACAGAGTTTAGAGGCGAGTAGGAATGTGGGAGTGTTGGAGAAGCTACTCAAATACTTAAATAGTAAGAAGAGTAATTTGATTCTTTACACTTACGATTCATTTCTAATAGATTTCTCAAAGGAGGATGGCAAAATTGCACTAGAGGATATTGGAATAATCCTATCAGAAAACAATAAGTACCCCGTTAAATTTAAATACGGCAAATCCTTAAATCTTTAATTACATTAAGCAAAAAATTGTTCTATTTATAACTATAATAAAAATGATTGATTTTGATTTAGAATTTTATGACCCCGAATTGAGTTATATGGACAATAGACTTTTTTGTACTTTTTCAACCGCTGATACTTTAGAATCAACTCTTAGCGATATTCAAAACAGACACACGATTTTGTACAATAAAATGTTTGTTTTGTACTCTAAAAATGAGGACGAGTTTGCGATTACTTACAATGTAGATTTAGGAAATGTTTCAGATTTTTTACCCGGAGCTATCTTGGTACATAGAAAAAAAGATACTAAAACCCTCTACACTATAAACGCATTGAATTTGCTCATCAAAGAGCTTAACAATGGCGTTCTTAACAATAAGTTTCAAATTAAGTGGGAGGATTACAGAAATTGTATTTTGCTCACCAAGGGACCTGAACTGCGTAGGTTGAATACTCAACTTTACAGAATAATAGAAATTTAAAAATATTTCTTGCACGTGTTGCAGAAAGTTAGTAAGTTTACAAAATAATAGTTTTAACCAATAAAAGTTATCTATGAATTTAGATTTAATTCGGAACAAGCTATCCTCCATGAATAAATCAGGAGATGGCGAAAGAGAGAAGATTGACTACGAAGCAATCTTTTGGAAGCCTACACTAGGCAAGCACCAAGTAAGAATTGTACCATCTATGTACAGTCCTGATTATCCATTTTCAGAATTGCGGTTTCATTACGCAATTGCTAAGTTCCCAATGATGTCTTTATCAAATTTCGGTAAACAAGATCCTGTTGAGGACTTTGTTAAGGAATTGAGAAAGACTTCTGACAAGGAGAACTGGTCTCTATCTGGGAAATTGTCTCCCAAGCTTAGAGTTTATGTACCTGTTATTGTGAGAGGTGAAGAAGCTAAAGGTGTTAGACTTTGGGGATTTGGAACTATAATCCATAAGGCACTACTTTCTTTGGCAGAAGATGAGGATATTGGTGACTACACTGATCCTATTAATGGATATGATATGATTGTGGAGCAAACTCCAGGAAATCCATATCCTGATACCACCATTAGAATCAAACCTAAAATGGTACCTCTTAGCGCTGACCCTAAGTTGGCAGAGATGTGGCTAAAAACTCAGCCTAATCCTATTGAATCCTTTAATCAATACGATTATGAATTCATCAAGGGTAAGCTAGAAGCATACTTGGCACCTGAAGGAGAGGCAATTCCAGTGTCAGCACCTGCACCAGTTGTTGAAGAGATGCCCGCTGCAGCACCTGCTCCATCTTCATTTAAAGTTCAAACTCAATCGAAGGCAACTACCACTTCTAAGTTTGATGATTTATTTAGTGATGATGATGATGACAGTACTGACTTGCCATTTTAATAATGAATAAGACAACAAAAGAAAAAGCTACTCTAAAGGTCCAGAGTAGCTTTAATCTTTCTAACTTTAAAAAGAAGAAAGGTTATTCATCCAATTCAGTAAAATTTAAGGACCAGCAGTGGCTACCAATATCTAAAGCATTTCAAGATATTACATCTTTGCAAGGTATCCCTATGGGACATATTACTTTGCTTAGAGGTCACTCTGATACTGGAAAGACTACTGCGTTGTTGGAAACTGCTGTTGCGGCTCAAAAAATGAATGTCCTACCTGTTTTAATTATCACTGAAATGAAGTGGTCATGGGAACATGCAAAAGAGATGGGATTTAAATTTAATGAGATATTCGATGAGAATACTGGAGAATTAGTGGACTATGAAGGATTCTTCTTGTACGCTGATAGAGGCACTCTTAACACTATTGAGGATGTAGCTGCATATATGTCAGATCTCATGGATGAGCAAGCTAAGGGTAATCTACCTCATGACTTATGTTTCTTTTGGGATTCAATTGGATCGGTTCCATGTGAGCTGTCTGTAAGGTCTCAGAAAAATAATAATGAGTGGAATGCTGGAGCTATGTCTACTCAATTCGGTAATAATCTAAATCAAAAGATTCTACTGTCTAGAAAAGAAGGTCAACCTTACACCAATACTTTAGTTGCTATTAACAAGGTATGGACTATGAAAGCAGAACATCCTATGGGCCAACCTAAGTTGGAAAATAAAGGAGGTAAAGCTATGTGGTTCGATGCTACTTTGATTGTAACTTTTGGAAACGTAACTAATTCAGGTACCTCCAAAATTAAAGCTACTAAAAGTGGTAAGCAGGTTGAGTTTGCTAAAAGGACTAATGTTCAGGTGGAAAAGAATCACATCAACGGTATTACTACTAGGGGTAAGATTGTAATGACTCCACATGGATTTATAGAGGATTTTCCTAAGGCAATTGAAAAATACAAGACAGAGCATAAGGATAAGTGGTTGAGTATATTAGGAACTACTGATTTTGATCTTATTGAGGAGGGGGATATGGAAGAGGATAGAATGATTTTTGATTCTGAAGCTATCCATGACTTAGATTAAATTTAGTTATTATATTTAACTATGAATTAAAAAGC